GCCGCAAAACATAACAGACTTTCTTTCTTTTAGGGAATCCAACTGGAGGCAAAGCCATGAGCAAGGGATGCGAGATGTGCGGAGGATCAGGCGTGGTGTTCAAGCCTGGGATGCTTGGTTTGGACGATAAAGACACATGCCCCGAGTGCGAAGGCAAGGGCAATGCTCCACTGCGCACCAACCCCAGCGAAATCGCCCCTGAAACGCCGCAACCTGTTGAGGGCGAACAGGTTGACCTCGCGCAGCAGTCGGGGGTGATTCCACACTACCAGTGGACCAACCCCGAGGTTCTAACGCTCCGGGCTGAGGTGGAGCGGCTCAAGCAGCAGTACGCCGAAGAGGTGGACGAGTTTAACGCAGGCTACCAGGCTGCACGCGACGGGCTCGGTGAAGATGCGGAACCGAATAGCACTCCGCACGATGTCTGGCGGTGCGGGTACGCCTGGGGAAAGTTCGAGGCACTCAAGGTCGAGGTGAATCGACTCCAAGAGGCGAACGTATTCGCTCTCTCCGAGAACGCCCGCATGAAGAATGCCCTCGAGGAGATCGAGCAGGTGGGGCACAACCCAGCACACCTCGCCTGCGACCTCATGGACGAACACCCAGGCATGGAAGATCGACTCTGGGCACTCGTGAACCGACTCGCCAACATGGCGAACCAGCAGGTATGCATCGCCCACGAGAACCGCAAGGCTCTCTACTGCAACGAAGGACCGCAGGGGAGCAACTGGTTTGATGTGATGGCTCGCTTGCGTCACGCCATTCTTCCCGAGATCAACGCCGACAGTACGTTCTTCACAATCGGGCAGGTACGAACCCTGGTTGCCGAGATTGAGAAACTCGAATCGCTTGTTGCCGAGGCGAACAGCGAATTGGCTGGCGTCACCGACATCTACAGGAGGGCATACACAGCCATCGGGGCTTGCGACATTTCCAACTTCCTAGCGAAGTGTGAGCAAGCCGCAGGGTTCGAGCAGCGAGAGCATGACCTGGAAAGCATCATCAAGGATCTGCGGCACGAACTCGACCGCAGCCGGAATGCCCACGGCAAGGCAGAACTGGAGCTTGCAAGGTTCCGCACAACCCTGGCGAGTATCGAGGAGTATGGCACGGAGGAGATCAACGCAGGCATCGAGTTGCGGCAGGAGAACGAGCGTCTCCGCAAGATCATCAACGACGCTCAAAGCCAATAACCAACCCAACGGAACCACTCCCCATCGGGTCAGATCGACCGTGCAGTTCCTCGGTTAACTGTGCGGGTCGGCTGGGCTGACCCGGTGGGGATGGATTGGAGGAGGCAAACAGTGTGGATACACGTTTCAGCGGTACACCTCGAAACGTCCTCTCCTTGTGCTCAGGAGTGGCCGGACTCGACCACGGATTGCGATTGGCGTGCCAAGATGCTCGCCCGGTCTGCATGGTGGAGGGGGAAGCGTTCTGCGTGGCGTGTCTGGTCGCGCAGATGCGACAAGGCGAACTGGCTGAGTGCCCTATCTGGACGGATCTCACCACCTTCGACGGCATCCCGTGGTGTGGAGTCGTGGATACGGTCATTGCGGGCTTCCCTTGCCAGCCGGCAAGCGTTGCCGGAAGCCGCAAGGGAACCGATGACGAGCGATGGCTCTGGAGAGACGTGCAGCGGATCATCGGCGAGGTGCAACCCACCTGGGTCTTCCTCGAGAACGTCCCCGGTCTGCTCACTGCACCAGGAGCAGGGTTGGGGGAATCAGACGGCGGCGACCTTGTTCGAGGCGGGGCGATGGGAGGGGTTCTTGGGGGACTGGCCGCGTTGGGGTTCGATGCGGAATGGTGTTGTGTTCCAGCGAGTGCCGTTGGCTCTCCGCAAGGACGAATGCGGTGGTTCTGTCTGGCTTACGCCCCACGGGATGGCTGGGGTGGACCGGACGGGCAAGGAAGGGTCGGGCGGCGAGTTCGCGAAGCAGGCGACCCGGTGGGCAACACCAGCGGTGTTCGACTCGACGGATCTGGAGAGGAGTCCCGAAGCGTTGGCGAGAGCGAAGATGCAGGGAGGATGTGCCAACCTGCGGGAGCAGGTTGGCACATGGGCAACGGCAACAGTGGCGGATTCGGTCGGAGCCAGGAACAAGACCAGCGGACGCCGGGAGGGAAGCCGGCACCACGACGGGACGACTCTGGTGGATGCAGCGACATTGTGGGCGTTGCCCACAACGCGGGACCACAAGGACGGGTCGAGTCCATCAGAGGAGACGCCGACGAACGCCATGCTTGGCCGCCAGGCCCCACGGATGACGCAGGGTGGGAAATGGTTCTCAGCCTGCAACCCGAACTTGCCCCTGCGTTACCGACTGAACCCGCGTTTTGTCGCATGGCTGATGGGACTCCGGTATTCGTGGATAACACCGCTCGGATCGAACGGCTGAGAGCGTGCGGGAATGCGGTTGTGCCAGAGCAAGCGGCGTTGGCGTTTCGAATCTTGTGGGAAGGGCGGCGGATGCACGCCCACTCGAATGGAGTAACGACGATGGGCGAAGAACTGGACCGACTGCTTACATGGCTCCGCATCCATGCAGGATGGACAGCGGAGATCATTCACAAACCTGAACATAATGCTTTCCGCATTGAGATCCGGCTAACCAACGGGCGGGCTGCTATCGGAAAAACTGACAGGTATTACCCCGAGGAAGTGCGGCTTATGAAGGCAAGCCTGTGGACGATGGTAGACGAACTGATGGAGGCGGTCCTCGCCGTGGAAGCAAAGGAGAACGCAACATGACCACAATTCCGCCTGCCAACTTCCCGCCGATGCAGTGCCAGTTGTGCGGCGGCAAAGGAGTGACAATGACCAAGGATTGTGAAGTGGAGTTGTGCATCTGGTGCAACGGAACGGGAGGAAAGAGATCATGACCACAATTCCGCCTGCCAACTTCCCCCGGATCGGTTCCCTCTGGAAGCATTACAAGGGCACCGTCTACGAAGTTGTGGGTGCGTGTCGATGCTGTGATACCGGCAATTGGGTGGTGATCTACCGATCAACCGAGGAGAACGACCCCATCCGCTGGGTGCGATCGCTGACCTCGTGGCTGGACATCATGGGCGACGACTCGCCACGATTTCGACTGGTGGAGGATGCGGAATGACCACAACAACCAAGCGAGCGGACGAACTGGTGGACCTGCTGTGCAAGGCTCTCTATGGTCGCCCCGGTCAAGTGCCGGACTGGCTCGGTGGGAGCGAAGCCCGGATGCTCTACGACGCAGTGGAGGAGATCGTGCGGCTGCGTGATGAAGTCGCACGGCTCAAGCAGCAGTAACCAACGGGACCACTCCCCATCGGGTCAGATCGACCGTGCAGTTCCTCGGTTAACTGCGCGGGTCGGCTGGGCTGACCCGGTGGGGATGGATTGGAGGAGGCACCAGTGCCACGGCGGACGCTAAGGATGCTTGACCTGTTCTCTGGACTTGGTGGAGCATCGGCAGCCATGCGTGACCGGGGATGGGACGTCGTGACCGTGGACGCAGACCCAACATTCGGATGCACCCACACAGCAGACCTGACGGCCTGGACCTACTCCGGTCCTCCTGTTGACCTGGTCTGGGCGAGTCCACCCTGCACGGAGTTCAGCCGGGATTTCCTGCCGTGGCTGCGTGGCAAGTTTCCCCCACCGTCGCTCGACCTGGTCAAAGCCGCCCTGCGAATCATTCGCGAGGTCGAGCCGTTCTGGTGGGTGATTGAGAACGTCAAGGGTGCCCAGAAGTGGCGTCAGCCACTTCTGGGGCGAGAGTCAACATGCGTCGGGCAGGCGTTTCTCTGGGGCGACTTTCCCGACCTTGGGACGGTGCGAGTGAAGCCGCACAAGGAGCGACTTTCGAGCAAGAGGCGTGCGGAGAGGTCCGCGATACCCTACCCGATCTCGCTGGCGTTGGCTTTGGCGTGCGAGTCGAGTTTCTACGCATTGGAGGAGGCAAATCAACATGGCAACTGAGCGCACCTACGAGCCGCTCCTCTGCACGGACGGCAAAACGTCCTGGTGGAGTAACCCCAATGGCTAACTACTACGAACAATGCGACTGCGGAGGCTACTTTGACGAGGCACCCTGCGAGCGATGCCGGGCTAAACAGGGTATGACCACAACCAACACTGCTCAAGGCTTGCTCGCCGATATTATCGAGCATCCCGAGGCTGACGATCTGCGGCTGATCTACGCCGACTGGCTCGAAGACCACGGAGAAGAGGAGCGGGCTGCTCTTATCAGGTGGATGCTGGCTGATGCGAGAGTGGAGGCGAAGTTCAAGCACAAACCGGAAGACGGCAATTACTTTACTTGCTGGTCTGACCACTCGCTTGAAGGTAATCCCTACCGACCACGGTGGCGAGGTGAAATAGCAGGATCGTGGGCGTGTTCAATGCGAATTGCGATGGTTGGCACTGACGATATCCCAGACGAGCCGCCGTTCGGCATAACTGACGACTTCACAGTCGTTTTCCGCCGTGGCTTCGTCGCCGAAGTCCACGCACCCATTGCCGTCCTGCAACAGCACCTGCCCGCGTTGGTTCGGCAGCATCCGATTGAGCGGGTGCGGGCGACGGATAAGGAGCCAGACCAATACGCCGCATTATCCGACCTGTGGCCAGAGCATTGGTCCTGGTGGAGCGATAACGACAACAACCCCAGTTCTGTGCAAAAGCAGGTATGGAGCCTCATCGATGGCTTCGATCCCGGCTACACGTCACTGGAAGAGGAGTGCAGGAACTACCCCACCGCCGAAGCCGCGCACGAAGCTCTGTCGGTCGCACTGCTGAAGCTGGCACGGAGATCGTGAAAATGGCCCGCAAGAAAGCACAGCCGGAGCCGACGTCGGCCTACGAGCAGCACAAGGATCGCGCTCGCGAGCGGCAGGCTGGGCAGTCGCGGGCCGGGCGGGACATCGGCGAGATTCCGCCGGTGGCCGATCCTGAGCGGCGGGCGGCGTGCGAGCAGAACTTTCGCCTGTTCTGTGAGACGTACTTTCCGCTCGCGTTCTACCTTGCGTGGTCGCCCGACCATCTCAAGGTGGTTGCCAAGATCGAGCAGTCGGTTATTCAAGGCGGACTGTTCGCACTGGCGATGGCTCGCGGGTCGGGGAAGAGTACCATATGCGAATTTGCTTGTATCTGGGCCGTTCTGTACGGGCATCGGTCGTTTGTTGCCTTGATTGGATCGGAAGCAACTCACGCTACCGAAATGATGAAAAGCATAAAGACCGAGTTGGAAGCGAACGAACTTCTTGAGCAAGATTTCCCCGAAGTGTGCTACCCGATCGCGAGGCTTGAAGGGATCGCGAACCGTTGCAAGGGCCAGCATCTCGGCGGCGTGCAAACTCACATTGCCTGGACCAAAGACGAGATCGTCTTGCCGACCGTCACCGGAAGCAAAGCGAGCGGCTCGATTATCAAGGTGGCCGGCATCACCGGCCGTGTGCGTGGAATGAAGCACAAGCAGCGAGACGGCACCATTGACCGGCCCGACCTCGTCATCGTGGACGATCCACAAACGGCAGAATCAGCGAGATCGAAATTGCAATGCCGAACAAGAGAAGACATTCTCAAAGGGGATGTTCTCGGCCTGTCCGGTCCAGGCAAGCGAATCGCTGGCGTGATGCCTTGCACGGTAATCGCGATCGACGACATGGCGGACAGAATTCTCAACCGGCAAAAGCACCCTGAATGGCGTGGCGAGCGGATGAAGGCCGTCTACCGCTGGCCAGATCGCGATGATCTCTGGCAGCAGTACGCCGAGATTTGGGCGGACGGGATGCGGGCCGAGGACGACGGGGCAGCAGCCACGGAATTCTACCGAGCCAACCGCGAGGAGATGGATCGCGGGGCGGAAATTGCATGGCCTGAGAAGTTCGACGATAACGAATTGTCAGGCGTGCAGCATGTCTACAACAAACGCCTGACGATGGGCGAATCGGCGTTCATGGCCGAGTATCAAAACGATCCGCTCCCGTTGGTGCGGGAGGATGTCGTTGAGTTGACGGCCGATGAGATCGCCGACAAAACCAACGGCATCGAACGCGGCACGATCCCGATGCCGGCCGTCCGGCTTACCGGCATGATCGACGTGCAGGGTTCGGCGTTGTTTTGGTTGCTGGCGGCGTGGGAGGACGACTTCACCGGCTACGTCGTGGACTACGGCTGTTACCCGGACCAGGGGCGATCCTACTTCACGCTGCGGGACGTGCAAAAGACCCTGAAAGACGCCCACCCCGGCGGACTGGAAGCCGCCATCTTCGCCGGCCTGACCCGGCTCGTCGATCAGCTGGCAAGCAAGCCCTGGCCCCAGGACGGCGGGTCGCAACTCTCGATCGAGCGGCTTTTCATCGACGCCAACTGGGGCGACAGCACCGACGTCGTCTATCAGTTCTGCCGGCAGTCGAAGCACGCGGCAATCCTCACCCCGTCGCACGGTCGCGGCATCGGCGCGGGCAATGCTCCCATGAGGGATTGGCAGAAGAAGCCGGGCGAGCGGCACGGAACCAACTGGCGGATCAGCCAGGCCCAGGGCCGGGCCGTCCGGCACTGCACGTTCGACGCGAACTTCTGGAAGTCGTTCCTGCACGCGCGGCTGGCTGTTGGGATCGGCGGCCGGGGATGCCTGTCTCTCCCCGGCGACAGTCCGGCCCGGCACCGACTGATTGCCGACCATTTGGCGGCCGAATACCGCGTCCGCACCGAGGGGCGAGGCCGGACGGTTGACGAGTGGAAACTCAGGCCGGATCGCCCCGATAACCACTGGCTCGATTGTCTCGTCGGATCGGCCGTCGCGGCGGCAATCCAGGGATGCACGCTCCCCGAGATGCAACAGGCGACGACCGCGAAGAAGCGTGTCAAGTTCTCCGAGATCCAGCGGCAGCGGAGGGGCACGCGATGACCGACGAGGACGCCCAGGACGCCCAGGGCCACGCGAAAGAGATCCCCGCTCGCGGGATCGAATGCCCCGACTGCGGATGCCGCCAGTTCCGAACGATCTACACCCGCCAGCGCACCAGGCACATCCAACGCCGTCGCGAATGTCGGCACTGTCAGAAGCGGATCACAACGTCGGAGCGAATCGCTGGAAGGTGATGTCTACGGGTAGACATCAAATGGAATCTACAAGTCTTTTCTATCCTTATTATCACGTCTAATAGTGTAGCATTGCATTGACAGGCGGAAATTTCGCCACAAGGCAATGGGTTGCACGCCATGTTTCCCGAAACCCCAATCGACAATCTCTACGACGACCAGGGCGTTGCCCTGATGCCGCTCGCGACGTATCTCCGAGACTCAACCGGATCGGGAGCAGTCACGCGATATTCGGACGCACGAAGAATTCGACGTGATGCGGCGGCAGTCATCCTCGGGCTTGAGGTGGGGGCATACACAGGCACCGAGTATGACTTCTGGTGTGATGTTTACGTCCAAACTCGCATCGGAAATGTCTGGTACGACGTCAAGCGGTTTACCCGCATCAACTACACCCGCATCAACTTCAACTACGCCGACAAGATCGCGGCCGGAGTCGATATTTCCGAGTACAAGGCGGAAACATCGGACCTCCAGGGAGGCGACAAGTTCCGCCTCATTGGCGACGAGTGGCGAGTCAAGTGGGTGATTAGCGATTCCGAGCCAGGTGCGTCTCTCGAATTCGCAGTGACCATCATTCCTGTCGGTTGAGAGGTGCAGCGATGGCCGACGACCTCGAAGACGAAATCACTGATAACGCCAGCGGCCCCAAACGGGTCAAGGGCGACATGGGCGAGGTCGAGCAGCACTCGCTCAAGGATCAGATCGCGGCCGACCAGTACCTTGCAGCCAAGGCAGCGGCTCGAACTCGTAAGCGTGGATTGCGGTTCACAAAACTGGTTCCTCCGGGGGCCGACTAAATGTTCTCCTGGTTGTGGCGTGCATTGGGATTGCGTGCGGGCCGTTCGCAAAGGCGGGCGGGCCGCTCCATCCACGCACGCTACGACGCGGCCCAGACTACCAGCGACAATCGCCGGCACTGGTCCGCAGCTGACTCGCTGTCTGCCGTTTCCGCACACGATCCAGCCACTCGGCGAGTCCTGCGCAACCGGGCACGGTACGAGGTCGCGAACAACAGCTACGCCAGGGGCATTGTCAACACGCTCGCGAATGACGTGATTGGGACAGGGCCACGGCTGCAAATGCTGACGGCGAATCCCGACGTAAACCAGCGGATCGAGACGGCGTTTCTGGGCTGGGCCAAGGCCGTCAAGCTCGCCGAAAAACTGCGGATGATGCGGCTTTCTCGCGTGGTTGACGGCGAGTCGTTCGCGATCCTCACAGGCAATCGCGGGCTTGCGAATCCTGTGCAACTGGACCTTCGGCCAGTCGAAGCAGATCAGGTTTCGACGCCCGATCTGTACTGGCCGACTCCGAACGCAGTTGACGGGATCGTGTTCGATTCCTTCGGCAACCCAACGGAATACCACGTTCTCCAGCAGCATCCCGGCGGCGTTGGAAGCATGGCCGGATGGTCGATGGACTACGACCGCTACCCGGCATCCTCGGTGCTGCACTGGTTGCGACGAGATCGGCCGGGGCAGGTTCGAGGCGTCCCGGAGATCACGCCGGCCCTGCCGCTGTTCGCTCAGTTGCGACGGTACACGCTGGCGGTCCTGACGGCGGCTGAAACTGCTGCGGACTTTGCCGCGTTCCTCAAGTCCTCGGCCCCAGCTGACACTGAGGAAGAGGCTGTTGGAACACCCTGGGATGCTCTCGAAATCGAACGCGGGATGCTGACACAGTTGCCTGCGGATCACGACATCACGCAGTTGAAGCCAGAACAGCCAACGACGACCTACGCCGAGTTCAAGCATGAGATTCTCAACGAGATCGCTCGTTGCCTGAACATGCCGTTCAACGTCGCGGCGGGTAACAGCAGCGGCTACAACTACGCCTCGGGGCGGCTGGATCACCAAACGTATTACCGCTCGATTGGCATCGATCAAAACAACTGCGAGGGCGAAATCCTCGATGTGATTTTCGCTGCATGGCTCGCCGAGGCCGTGTTGATTCCCGGCTACCTGCCCGGTGGAATCCGAGACGCCAACGGCAAGATTGCGGACCAGTCGCACCAGTGGTTTTGGGATGGGAACGAGCACGTTGATCCGCTCAAGGAAGCCAACGCCCAGGCCGTGCGGCTTGCCAATCACACGACGACGCTGGCCGAGGAGTACGGCAAGCGAGGCAAGGACTGGGAAAACAACCTTCGCCAGCGGGCGAAGGAAAAGGAATTGATGGAGTCTCTCGGGTTACCGCTGCCAGGGCAGCCGATGCAGCCGTCCGAAGATCCTGAAGAGGTGGCGTGATGAGCAAGCGAGAGACGCCGAAGAAATTGGAACTCGCCTCGATCCCGTTCAAGATCGAAGCCGCAGCCGGCGACGGATTGCCACGGTTTAACCTCGTCGCCTACACGGGCGGCCAGATCAAGCCGGCCGGCTGGTGGGATGGAGTGGTCGTCGATCTCGCTGGCATCGACATCCAGAGCCAGCAAATGCCGCTCCGATTTGCCCATCGTGGCGACTGGATGAACGGCGTCGGCCACACGGAAAACGTGAGCGTTTCCAATGGGCAACTTGTTGCGGCTGGCGTTGTGTCCCGCGACACGGTGACGGCTCGCGAGGTTGTGAAAGCCGCCATGAACGGCTTCCCCTGGCAGGCTTCGATCGGTGGCGACGTGCTCGAGGTGGAGTACCTCGCCGAGAACCAGACGGCACAGGTCAACGGCGTGAACATCGCCGGGCCGATGGATATCGTTCGCAAACTTCGACTCTACGAAATCTCGATTGTGGACCTCGGGGCCGACCCGAGGACGACGGTAAATATCGCTGCCGAACACGGCAGCCAGGAAGGGGAGGTGATTCGGATGTCTGCCGATACCAACAACAATGCCGCGACTGCTGGCGACCAGACTCCGGCACCTGTTGCCGTGACCTCGGTTCCCGCTGCTACTCCTGTGGTCGATCCTGGCGTTGCCCAGGTCCGCGCGGCCCAGGCTGCCGAGACGACCCGCATCGGCAACGTCCGCCGCATCTGTGCGGGTCATCACGTCGAGATCGAGGCCAGGGCGATCAGCGAGGGCTGGGACGCCGACAAGACCGAACTGGAAGTGATGCGGGCGAGCCGTCCGAAGGTGGCTCCGGTCGCTGGCAGTGGCGAGGTCAATCTCAGCCCCCGCGTTCTTGAGTGTGCGATTGCTCAGGCCGTGCGTCTTCCGTCCACGGGAAAGGACTTCGACGCCGCAACCCTTCAGGCCGCTCACTCGCGGTTCAAGGGCCGGATCGGCTTGCAGGAGTTGCTCCTCGAAGCGGCTGCCTCCAACGGCTACAGCGGTCGCAGTTTCCGGCAAGATCCTCGGGCCGTCCTGCACGCGGCGTTCTCGTCGCGTGACATCGCTGGCGTCCTGAGCAACATCGTCAACAAGTCGCTCCTGGCCGGCTGGATGTCGGTCGAGATGGCCTGGCGGGAAGTCGCGGCAATCGGCTCTGTCTCCGACTTCAAGGAGATCGCAAGCTATCGCCTGACGGCTGCCAGCCAGTACAAGCAGGTTGCTCCTGACGGCGAAATTAAGCACGGCTCGCTCGGCGATCTGACCTACAGCAACAAGGCCGATACCTACGGCCTGATGCTCTCCGTGACCCGTCAGGACATGATCAACGACGATCTCAACGCCCTCTCGAACATCCCCCGGATGCTCGGTCGCGGTGGAGCGCTGAAGGTCAACGATGTGTTCTGGACCGAGTTCCTCGATAACGCGGCCTTCTTCACCTCGGGCAACGCGAACTACATCACGGGTGCCACGGCAGGTGATACGACCGAATCCCGCTTGGCGATCGACGGCCTGACCCGGGCCGAACGGACGCTGATGGACCAGACCGACACCGAGGGCAAGCCTCTGGGTATCCGGCCGGAAATCCTGCTTGTGCCGACCCGGCTTAAGGTGCCGGCGATGCAGCTTTACAACAGCACTGAGATCCGCAACACGACGGCCAGCACCAAGGAACCGACTGGCAACCCGCACGCCGGCATGTTCCGGCCGGTCGTGTCGAGCTACCTCGGCAACGCGACCTACACCGGGTATTCCACGCTGGCCTGGTATCTGCTCGCCAACCCGGCAGACCTGGCCACGATCGAGGTTGTGTTCCTCAACGGGCAGGAATCCCCGACCGTGGAATCGGCCGACGCTGACTTCAACGTCCTGGGCATCCAGTTCCGTGGCTACCACGATTTCGGCGTCCGCCTGCAAGAATACCGTGCCGGCGTGAAGGCCAAGGGCGAGGCGTAATCGCAAGCAATCCGACACCAAATCAATAACGCCCGGTGAGCAATCACCGGGCCGATGGAGGCAAAGACAATGGAAGCAGTTTACATTCAGGGCGATTGCTACGTCGATTACACTCCGGCCGTGGCCCTCGCCGCTGGCCAGGCAATTCAGTTGCCAGATGGCCGGGCCGCCGTTGCGACCACGGCGATTGCCGCCGGCGTCCTCGGTGCCCTCCAGGTGGAGGGACAGTACGAGTTTGCCAAAACCGCCTCGGTCGTGATCCTCGCCGGCGGTCGCGTGTTCATGGATCACTCGGCCCGCACCGCGACTTTCCGCACAGTCAACGACAAGGACTTCTACCTCGGCACGGCGGTTGCCGACGCTGCCAGTGCAGCCGCGACCGTGACCGTCAATCTGAACGTCCAGCAGCGGAACACGATCGACGCTCTCAACGGCCCTTCGCTGTCGGTCGCGACCGGCACGGTTGCCGCTGGCGGCTTCGACCTGCCGAAGTCTTACGGCGGCTCCAAGGGGCTGGCCCTGACCGGCACCAGCGAAGTTCAGGCTGTGGACATCCTGAGCGTGGATCGAGTCGCGATCACCAGCAATCCGATCCTTGAGGCTCAATTCCGCCTGGGTGCCAACGGCTCGACCAGTGCCGTTGATTTCTCGCTCGGGTTCGCCAACGGCACCAGTGCATCGGACGCCTCTGCTGTGGCCGAGCGGTGTTTCGTGCATATCGACGGTGGAGCCCTCGACCTGTTCGCCGAGAGCGACGACGGCACGACCGAAACGGCCCTGGTAGACACCACGGTCAACGTCACGGCAGGCTCTGCGGTGGCAAATCGCTTTGAGGTCTGGATGGACGCTCGCGATCCTGCGGACGTGCAGATCTACGTCGACGGCGTCCTGGTCCTGCCGGACAGCGTGTTTACTCTGAGTGCGGGCACTGGACCTCTGGGCCTGCTCGCCCACCTGGAAAAGACCACTGGTACGGCGACGGCTGGCCCAGTGTACATCGACCGGCTCGTATGCCGCACGATGGAATGATCCGAGCAGCGGGGCCGGGCGTTCTGGCTCCGCTTTTCCGAGGTGAAGGCTAGTGCCTGGGTGAGCCTCATAAGCTCGTCAAGAGTCGTGCAATCCGGCTATCTCGGACTGGGAGATTGGGTATGAGCGTCGAGGCAATCACCATCCTGCGAGTGGTGGCGATCACGCTGGCAGTGGTGCTCCTGGTGTGCGTGATCTCGCAGGGTATTGGCAGTGATGAGGAGTGACCGTGGCGAACAAACTCCGCACTGGAATGGACTGGCTCTCTCGCAAGCTGAAGCAGCACGCGGGCGAGTCCATCGTCTACAGTCGCGGAGTCAATTCGGTCACGATGACGGCTCCACTCGGCAAGACGCTCCTGAGCCTCTCGGATGGTCGCGGAGGGAATCGGCTTGAGTGGACCGACGCTGATTTCCTCATCACGGCGGCCGATCTGGTCCTCGACGGGGAGCAGGTCACGCCAGAGCGAGGCGACAAGATCCGTTGGGTTTCAGGCGGAGACACATTGGTTTTCGAGGTCATGGCGAACGGTGGAGAGCCGCCCTGGCGGTGGTCTGATGAGCATCGCCAGGTGATTCGAGTTCACGCCAAGCAAATTGGAGTCGAATAAGTGGCCGCGGCATTGCCATCCCTGGCAGCAGCAATCACGCAGGCTCTCAATGAGGCTGGTGGATGGTCTGTGACGTTCACGGCAGAGCGGCTCTGGCAGCCGATTTTCGACATCAAGGACACGTCTGAGGAGGTCAAGGTTTCGGTCGTCGGAACCAAGATCGAATCGGCAAGAATTGCTCGCGGCCAGTGGGAGCAAATCTACACGGTCGAGATTGGAATACAGCATCGACCGGACGGACTGGCGACTCTCGACCTTGATTCGTTGGCCTTGCTTGTCGAGGAGATCGCGACCTACTGGGAGGACAACAAGGAAATCACAGCAGGAGCGAAACGGTACATCTGCGTTGGGGTCGCGACCGACTATGTGAACTTCGAGCACCTGGACGAGCAGCGTCAGTTCACCTCGGTCGTCGTACTGAACTTCAAGGGCTGGAGGTGATCGCGTGCAACTGGGACTGACCGTAAAAGCCGCGAAGTCGAACTTCTTCGACCGGGCAAAGGTTCAGTCAGCCGTTGACAAGGGTACGCACAAGATCCTGTCGAAGTTTGGTTCCTACGTCCGCCAGCGAGCGAGAACAAGCCTGCGATATCGCCAGCGATCCAGCATTCCAGGCATGGCCCCTTCCGCTCACAGAACGATGGTTCGGACGAAAACAAACAAGCAAGGGCAGCAGAAAAAACAGGCCGTGTCTCCGCTCCGCGAGTTTACCTTTTTTGCGTTTGATCGCAGCAGAAAGAGCGTTGTGATTGGCCCCGCACTGCTGAACGCCAAGGGGTCTGCGAGGGCATTGCAGGCGTTGGAATACGGCGGATCATCGACGATCTGGCAGGACGGGAAACGAATTCAAATTCTGGTCAGGGCACGGCCCTGGATGCGGCCCGCGTTTGATGAGGAGCAGAAACAGCTCCCTGGACTCTGGAAAAACTCCGTGAGGTGATGCGATGTCAACGAAGGTAGGTCTTGAGGGAGCAGTGTACATCAACACCGGCACGTTTGGGGCTCCGACGTGGCTGTTGATCGATCTCACCAAGGACGCGACGGTCACTCTGGAAAAGTCGCTCGCCGATCTGTCCAGCCGGGCCAGTGGTGGCTGGCGATGGAAGAAAGCCGCACTGAAGGATTTCAAGGTCGACCTGACGATGGTCTACGACGACACCGACACGGCACAGGCGGCCATTGCCGCCGCGTTCTTGTCGGATACGACTGTTGATTTGCAAATCCTCGACGCCACGATTGCCCTGAGTGGGGCCGGGTTTCGCTGCCAGTTCGAGGTTGCGAGTTACAACAAGTCCGAAGCCCTTGAAGATGGGCAGATGCTCGACTGCTCGTTCGAGCTGGCCTATGGGTCCGTCCCGACTGTCGTGTAACAAAACACCAAACCAACACAAGGAGAAGGGCAGATGTCAACGGTCACAATCTCCCGAGGCGGTGCGGCCCTCGGGAAAACGTTCACCTACGCAGTGGAGTCAACGGTGGACGGAGCGGTGCTCCGCGATCCATCCATGGCAGCGGCAAAGACGGGTGCGTTGACAACGCGAACCAGCGACACTGCCGGGACGCTGACGATGACGGCGGGGCACGGCTTTACCGATGGCCAGGTGATCGATATCTACTGGTCCGGAGGTCAATGCACGAACGCGACCATTGGCACGGTCGCAACCAATTCGGTTCCGTTTACCGGAGCCGGTGGCGACGTCCTTCCTGCTGACGAATCCACAATCACGGCAATAGTTGTGCAGACGGAAAACTTTGTTGTGGTTGATACCGACCTGCAAGCCCTGATGGTCGGAGCCGGGAACGCCGCCTGCTCGGCGACGTTCTTCAGTTCCGGGGATGCGGTCGTTGGCCGTGTCCTGGTCCGGGCCGGGACCACGGCGAACAAACACTACATCTGGGACATCGACAACGATGCCGATGTTCCCCTGTCTGCTGACGCTGCGTATGTTCAGATTTCGCATGGAGATTCGGCCAGCAGCCGAACGGTAAACGTCCTGGCGATGGCTGACTGATTCCCTTCAGGGAGTCCATGAGATGCTGAGTCCAAAGGGGGCGAGCGGTGGCACAGTTCAAGGACCATTCTGGAAAGTGCTGGAATGTCGAAATCAACGTAGGTGCGATCCGTCGCGTCCGCGATGCCGTTGGTATCGATCTGTACAAGATCATCAGCGATTCCCTCCAGGGTGTCGGCGAACTGATGCAAGACATTGTAAAGTTCGTGGACGTCCTGTACCTGCTCTGCAAGCCCCAGTTGGACGCGGCGAAAGTGACAGATGAGATGTTCGGGGAGTCGCTTTCGGGTGATGCCCTCGAACGTGCCTCGAATGCTTTCGTGGAGGCACTCATCGATTTTTTCCCGAACCAGCAGGCGAGAAATCGCCTGCGAGAGTTCATCGAAAAAAGAAGGGAAGTCGGAAAGCATCTGCTGGAGATCGCAGCGGAGCAAATGCGGACGCTCGACCCGAAAGAAGAGGCAAGCCGGTTGAGCAAATCGTTTACGAACTCGCCGGAATTATCGGCATCGACCCCGACCGATTCACTCTCCGTCAATTAGTCTGGATGGCAAACGGAGCGTGCTCTCAGTACTGGAAACACACCTCGGCATTGCTGGCGACATTGATAAACATCAATCGCAGCAAGGGGACCAGTCCGGTAAAACCAGGCGACATCGACCCATACAGCGAAGTCCAGCAGAACGAGTCTGGCGTTGACATGGAGATGAAGCCGAGCGGTCTTGCGGCTGTCCTGTTCGGGAAAAAGAGGTGACTCGTGTCCTCGGCAACAGGAATTAGAGCAGGCAGGGCATACGTCGAACTCGGCGTTGAAAACAATGCCCTTTCGACCGGCCTGCGAGCCGCACAGCAACGAGTGCAATCGTTCGGCGCAAGCATCGCCGGGGCAGGCTCCAAACTGTTTGGCCTGAGCGTTGCTGCTGCACTTCCGCTCGCTGGTGCAGTCCAGACGTTTGCCGGGTACGAACAGAGCATGGCCCGAGTCCGTGCCATCACCGGAGCGGCTCCAGAGGATTTTATCCGCCTGCAAGAAGAGGCGAAGCGGCTCGGTGAGGTGACGGTTTACAGTGCCAGTGATGCCGCTCGTGCGATGTCGGAATTCGCCCTGGCCGGTCTCTCGGTGAATGAGATTCTCACATCGTCCGGCCCTGCATTGGAACTTGCCGCAGCGGGCCAGATGGACATCGCCGAGGCAGCAAAGATCAGCTTGCGAATCATGAAGGGCATGGGCATCCAGGCCAGCGAATTGCGAGAGTCCACCGACCTGCTCGCCAAGGCGTTCACGACGTCTGCGACCGATCTCGTCGAGCTTGGCGAGGCGTTCAAATTCATCGGCCCGGACGCTCGATCTGCTGGAATTTCTCTAGCTGAGATCACGGCTGCAATTCAGGATTTGAGCGACGCAGGCATCAAAGGAGAGATGGCCGGAACGACGCTTCGAGGTGCAATCCAGTCGCTTGTGAACCCCTCTGCCGAGGGGAAAAAAATGATGGAGCAACTCGGCGTTTCCGTGCGAGACGAGCAGGGCAATTTTCGCAAGTTTGCCGACATCATCGCGGACCTGGAAAACGGTCTGAACGCACTGCCTGGATCGGCAGACAAGATGCAGGGCATCGGCGAGATTTTTAGCAATCGCCAGGCAACAGGCATCTCTCGCCTGACCACGACTGACGAGTTTGGTGTCAAGGGTCAGGACCGATTGCGGAAGAAAGCGGTTGTCCTGAATAACTCGCAGGGCACTGGAGCACAGATTGCGGCCGTGCAAATTGACACGCTGTACGGTGCCTGGAAGTTGCTGGAATCGATCGTTGAAGGCGTGTCAATCACGCTGGGCACGGCGTTGATGCCGACCTTGCGAGAACTTTCCGCAGTCATCACCAACGGCATTGGAATCGTCAACAACTTCATGAAGGCCAACGCCGAGTGGGTGCCGATCATCGCCAAGGTAATCCTTGGGACGGCCGCTCTTGGCGTTGGCCTGATGGCTGTCGGCGGGACGATCTCGCTCTTTGGATTTGCACTCGGTGGAATTGCATCTGCCGCAAGCTTGCTCGTCTCGGCAATCGGTGCGATCTTCACGCCGATTGGTTTGGTCATTACCGCCGTTGGTGCTGCCGCTGTGGCGATCTACAACATGGAGGGTTCCGGCGAGGCACTCAAAGTTGTCCTCGGTGCAATCGCCGCTGGTGCCATTCTCGCCGTCGCTGGCGTTGGGTTGCTTGTCGAGGCCGTAAAGGCTGTTGGGTCTGTCGTGATCGGTGCCATCCGCTATTATGCGGAGGTCATGCAGAAGGCTTTCCCATCTGCGATCGCCTCTGTAACCGACGCCTTCCGCGATATGGGACGCAATCTATCCAACCTCTGGGACGGCATCACCAGGACGTTTTCGATCGCCTGGGGCGGGATTGTCGATGCTGTTTCGGCAGGGCGGTTTGAGGACGCCGGAAAGATCGCATGGGCCGGTATGAAGGTTGTGTGGCACCAGGGCGTTATCTGGCTTTCCAATCTCTGGCAGGACTTCAGCAGTTACTTCGTCGAGACGTTTCACAAGGCGACGACCGCACTTGCTCGCGGGCTGAACAACATCTGGAGTGGGCTTGAAAAAGCATGGTTTGAGACATTCAGCGTGATCATGAAGGGCTGGGGATACGCGATGGATTTCATGCTAAAAACATGGAATCGATCGGCCAAGGTAATCGCCGATGGGCTCATCGGATTGCGCTGGTCTGTTGGTGGAATCCGCCCCGAAAACATCCCGGCGGAAATGGCCAAGAATCAAAAGGCGATGGAGGAATCCAATGCCCAGATTGACCGGGATCGCGAGTCCGTTGACAAGAAGGTGGAGAGGGATCGCCAGGACATCGAGGGCCGACGCCAGGTGGTCGAGCAGGGAATCGACCAGGCCCACAACCAGGCAGCCGGCGCCAGGCACGCCAGCCGATTGCGAGACATGGAGCAAGCCGCACGAGGACTCGCAAAGGCCGAAGAGGAGCTTGCCGATGCCGTCAAGGCGTCTGCGGATGCCATCGCAAAGGCTCGTTACGAAAAGACCGGGAGTTGGTTTGGGGATTACCCGGAGAGGAAAATCCCAACCGTCAAGAGCGTCAACGAATCCGTCGCACAGGCAACGGGAATTGGCGCAGGCGATACGGCGGGAACGTTCGATGCCGACATGATCCGATTCATCGCCGGCACTGGAAACGACTCGATGGAAAAGGAGCAACTTCGCAAGCAGGAGGAGCAAATCCAGATCCTGAAGCGGATGCTCGATGAGATCAAGAAGAGCGTTGCGGGCGGCATCTTCGGCTAAAAGAGAGGTGAGACAATGGCGTTATCTCGGCACGAGGGTGACCTCCAGGTTACGGGCAATTTCGTCAGCAAGACGATGTCGCTCCCGGCCGGATGCGTTGAGGCCGACGACATCGAGGCCAACGCTGGCATTGAGGCGAGCAAGTTGCAGCACCGGCACCAGCCGACGTTTGCTCAACCCAACACGGCAGCAGCCGACGAGACGCGGATGGTTCACGTCGTCTATGGGACGACAGGCTCTATCATCGCGTTCAAGGCTGGCAGCATTGCCAAGGCTGTTGGCGATGCAATCACGACGGTTGATCTCAAGGTAAACGGGGCATCGGTTCTATCTGCCGTTGTCACGCTCGACAACGCCAACACAAATCGAGTGGCCGAGTCTGGAACAGTGACAACGCCCGCACTGGTTGTCGGTGATGTCATCGAGGTTGTCGTTGACGGAACCATCGGGACAGGCACACTTCCAACGGGAGTGTTTGCGTCGGTCGTCATCAATGAGGATGCCCAGTAATGAGCATCGAGCACACCGAGCTATTTGATTCTCGTGAGGCTCAACTTGAGCCGGGGAAAAACTCCGTCGATCTGCGCTACCGCGTATGGGGCAGCGAAGACGACGTTGAGATTTCCGAGTACATGACAGAGTTGCTCGAAACCGATTACCTCGGCATCCCGTTCACCTCGTTGCGGTTGTCTCCCGAGGGTAACGGGATCTGGATGGCCGTTGCGTCCTACTCGTCCGAGGTGTCGCGAAAGATCGGCGACAATATTGACTCGTTCGAGTCAACGACCGGGACGACGCACATCGAGCAGAGCATAATCACGGCATACTCGGCCAAGGCGGACGGCGTCACTGACGAGCCTCCCGACCTCAAGGGGCTGATCGGAGTCAACGGAGATCGAATCGAAGGGGCTGACATCCTCACGGGAACCTTTTCGTTCTCGGTGACTCGGTATTTTGAGGATGCCGACATCACGAATGAATACTGGATGAACATCGCGGACATGACGCCTTCGGTGAACACCAACGTATTCAGGGGGTTTCAACCCGGCGAGGTGCTTTTCCTGGGGGCGACCGGATCGCAGAGAGCAAACCTGGAATGGGAGATCACCTTTCGATTTTCCGTCAGTCGCAACGTCGATGATTACGTTGTGACCGGGTTTTCCGAGAACCCAATTGCCAAGGACGGATGGGATTACCTCTGGCTAAAATTCTTCGATCAGAAGGAAAACAACAACAAGATCAAGCGGCCGAAGTATCTGTACATCGAGCGAGTTTACAACCGGTACAATTTCGACTTGCTCGGAATCGGGAGCTAAAAAATGGCAGGCGATCCGCTGAGGCGAGTGTATCCAGGGCAACGCCGTCAGATTACGGCGGCAGCGTGGAATGCTCTCGTTGATTCGGCTCGCACCGTGCGAGACAGCGGATCGACTGGAGGCGATGGCGTCGATCTGACGTCGGGTCAGGATACGATCCTCGTGCAGAACAATTCTGGCGGTGCGGTCGATCGCTTTGCCGTTCTGGCCGTTGGCAACCCCTTGATCGCTCCGACAGACTCCGAGGATGAGTTTCTGTCCGGCATCGCATTCCTCGGCACTACGCCAACGTCCTCGACAGAACCCGGCAAATGGTGCGTGACCCTGGAGCCGATTCCGGCCGGCGAGATCGGTCGGGCGGTCCTCAGCGGCGTTGTACCGGTCCAGGTGGACGCGACGGCAGGAGCCGAGGACTTTGCGGAGTTCAACGAGGACACGACCTCCTGCCTCGTCTGCGATGCAGGAGGGACAGCCCGCATCCTGTGGCTGGAGACGACTGGCGAGGTGTGCTGGGCCGTGGTGCGGCTCGGTGATGCTGCTGGCGGCGGTGGTGGATCACTGACGGTCAAGGAGACGGACGGCAGCCCGTCGTATTCCAGCATCACGACGGTGGAGGTTGACCCCGCAGACGGATTTTCGATCTCACAGCCAGGGGCCGGGCGAGTCCGAATTGACATCGTGGCGGCAACGGACACCTACTCTGGCGTGATGTCGGCAGTCGAGCAATCGCTGGGCGGAACGAAGCATTGGTACTCGCCCATATTCAACATCATTGACCCTGTCTCCACTGCTGAGGTTTTGCGGATCGAGACTGCCGCAGCGGATCGGCTGATCGAAGTGGACGTTGGGACTGAGATTCGTTGGAGTCTCAATACGGGCGACTACTCCAGGGATAGCATCGTTGGCGAAGACGAGTCGATCACCGTCCAGCATGTGGTTGACTACTCCTATCCTGCTGTCGACTTTCGCCGACTGTCCTGGCTCACGCTTGGTGATGAGGTTGTCGGGGCACGGATTGGGTATGCGGAAATTGGAATCGAGGCATCGGCGACGGTTAAAGCCAGGCTTGATTACACAGGCCTGACCATCTCGCAGGATGGCGATTACCCGTACAACGTGGCCTACCACATTTACAACGATGGGGTGCTGTATAACGGCGCAAGTGGATCTGGAGCGGGAGGCACCTGGGAAGGCGGGATCTGCACTGTAATACCCACTGCGGGCGGTGGTGGCGGCACTGTTACAAGCGTAACGCTGACCCAGCCAGCAGCCGGGCTAACGCTAACCAACAGTGGGACATCACAGACCACTACGGTGACATCGACATTCGCTCTCGCTGACGACCTTGCAAATCTGGAGGCGCTGACCGGGACCAACACCATCTATTACCGCTCGGCAACCTCAACATGGACAGCGGTAACCATCGGAACTGGCCTCACGTTTTCAGGCGGATCGCTCGCCTGCACAGTGTCGGCGTTGGCTGACGGTGACAAGGGCGACGTCACTGTAAGCGCATCTGGCGCAACATGGACTATTGATCCAGGTGTTGTGACGACTACGAAAATTGCAGATGCCAACGTCACTGATGCGAAGATCAGCAATCGCACGGCCCTCAGTGTGTTTGGCCGCTCCGCGAACTCCGCTGGCGTCGGGGCCGATATTGCTGCCGGGAGCGATGGACAGGTTCTTCGCAGATCAGGCACAGCAATGGGATTCGGGACGGTTGCAACTGCCGGTATTGCTGACGCTGCTGTCACACTGGCGAAGATGGCCGACATGGCAACGGCAAGCCTGCTCGGGCGCAACACGGCCGGGACTGGCGTTCCCGAGGTGCTTTCAGCATCCACCGCACGATCTCTTTTGACGTTGGATTTCCACGGCGCGGGGCTGTACGAGTCCGGTGGCGATCAGGCCATGACGAATGTGGTCTATACGAACATCCTGTTCGACACGGAGAATTTCGACTCGGCATCGCTACATTCCACCAGCACTAACACGGACAGAATCACCGTGGGCCGCACGGGTAAGTATCTCGTCGTTGGGTATTTCTGGGCACACTATTACACCGGGGCCGGTCGTACCGGATCGATCGTTGATAGCGCAAGCAACATTGCGATTGATGTGAACGGCACGCAGCGGGCCGTCATCGGCGTATCGGCCGGCGACATCAAGCCCGTCGTGGCGCTCCTGAGTTTGACCTCGGGCGACTATGTCACGCTGTCCGTGTTTCACGCCTATGGGGCGACGTTGTATTCGTTCTCGCAGGTTGGCGGAAATTCATCTGCGTGGCAAAACCTGTCCCTCGTCTACCTGGGGAACTGACGCATGATCGTATCCGTGAATCTCAGGAGAATGGACGCGGTGCAGCTGCGAGCCGAACTGGTCGCCGCTGGTGTTGTGATTGGCCCTGTGGACCAATTCCAGACGCCGTTTCGGGTGGCTGTGGACAAATTGGAAATCCGCGTAGCCGATGAGACTGACTCTCAGATTGTACGCCAGGTCTGGCAGGCTCACCAGCCGGGACCAGAGAGGACCGCAGTTGCGATCAAACGCGACCGTGTCAAGGCGTTGCTCGACGCAAACGACGAGGAGAGTGTCCGGTTGCGTGCGGCCGTCAAAGTTCTGTTTGCGTCCCTCGTTGATACCCGAGCGTGGTGCAATCGCCTGGCCGACCAACTCAAATCTGCGGGCTTGCCGGTGACCGTGGAGCCAATGGTAAATCGCACCTGGCAGCAGGCATTGCAGGCTGTGCTCGCTCAGATCAATGCAGAGGTTCTTGACGAACAATTTGGAGGTGGGAAATGATTCGATTCGCAACTTGTTCCTTGCTGATCGCCGCGGTGATGATTGGTTTCGTGTCGGCACAGCCGACGACGCTCTCGATCGCCGGCGAGACGAAGTACAAGCCTCACAGCCTGGTGCGGCTAAAAGCCGAGGGTGTTGATCCTCGGGCCGGCATGAGGGGCGCGACGACGATTAACCATGCGGCTTTCACCCGGAGTAGAGCATGCTTGCACAGGCCGACGTAGCGATCAAAACCGGCTGGCAGGTGCTCGCCGATTTCGGGTTGGGAGCCTTCTTTGCGATCTCACTTCTCGGGAGTCTCCTCGTCTCCGCCTACTGGGCAATAACGGTGTACCTGCCCAAGATCGAGGCAGAGCGGAAGGAAACACGAGAATCATTCCTGGCTGCGCTGTCGCAGCAACAAAGAGGGTTCGAGGCGTCCCTTTCGACGATCGAGAACCGCTGGGGGCAGACCACACAAGCCATCTGCGACCGGCTCGACCGGCTGACGACACGGGTGGACGTGCTCGACGCTCGCCGGCACCCGCAGCAGGCAGGCGAGCCGTGGGTGAAGCGGCAACAAAAGGAGGACGGCGAATGAAGCGGATCGTGTGTGTGCTGATTGCCTGGCTGGCACTGACAGGGCTTGCCAGTGCCCAGGTGTCCATACTTGGAGAAACGAAAGTCGAGCCGAACAAGTTAGTGCGGCTGAAGGCGGACGGGGCGGACCCGAAGGCGGGCATCCTGTGGCGTGTCTACCCTCCGACCGTGGACAAGGCGACCACCGGAAAAGGGCTGCTGGAGTTTGTGGCGGCTCCTGGTGCGTACCGGGTCGAACTGCTGGCGATCACGCTGGCTCCCGATGGCACGACGGTCATCGCCGAGGCGGTGGCAAGCGTGGTCGTTGGTGGCGAGCCGATACCCGACCCCAAGCCGCCCGAACCAGGACCAGGACCGAAACCCGACCCGGCACCTATCCCTGACGCGGGGTTCCGCGTGCTGATGGTTTACGAGACTGCCGAGGTCCAGAGCCTGCCACCGGCTCAATCGTCGGTCCTGTTCAGCAAGCATGTGCGCGACTACCTCGACAAGAAGTGTGCCGTTGGACGCGACGGGAAAACGCGGGAATGGCGGATCTGGGACAAGGACATCGACACGGCAGGCGAATCCAAGGCGTGGCAAGCCGCGATGGGTCGCAAGAGAGACGCCGTGCCGTGGATCGTGATTTCCAACGGCTCGACCGGGTTCGAGGGACCGTTGCCCGCGAACGTCGCTGACGCTCTGGCGCTGCTCAAAAAATACGGGGGTGAGTGATGGCGTACAAACTCTGGAACGGCATCCCGCTCATCAACGACGAGACGCCGATTGACGACCTCTTCAACGTCAAGGATGAGAAGGGCAATCTGTTCGGGCGTGGCTATGTCGAACGTGATTTTAACGCCTACCCGCACGAGATGTTCGCGCCTCCCTCGACGATGCCCCTGATCGACCCGAGCGAGTACGATGCTCGCATCGAAGAGCAGGAGCGGACGCAGTCGAGCCTGGAACACATCTACCTCGGCGGCGAAGGTGGCAAGCCTCGGTTTGTCAATCTGAACCAGAACGGGCAGGGCTATTGCTGGTCGTACTCGACCGGGCACACGATGATGATCGCCCGACTGCGGGACAATCAACCGCTTGTCCGCCTCAACCCGCACGCCAGCGCGTGTATCATCAAGGGCGGTCGCGACGAGGGCGGCTGGTGTGGGCTGTCCGCCCAGTGGAGCCGCCAGCACGGCTACGCCGAGGAGGGGACCGGCGAAGGGCAGTGGCCGCTCCACGGCATGAGCCTGCGCTACGATACGCCGGCACTGCGAGCGAACATGTCGAAACACAAGGTCGCCGAGGACTGGGTGGATATGGCCCAGCCCGTTTACGGGCAGAATCTGACCCAGCAGCAAATTGCGACGTGCCTGCTCTCGAACCAGCCGTGTGCGGTCGATTACTCGTGGTGGGGGCATTCGGTCTGCGAACTCCGACTGGTCAAGGTCGAAGCGGGTTCTTACGGACGGCTTATCCTCAACTCGTGGCTGAACTGGGGTCGGTACGGGCTGGCTGTCATCCAGGGCAGCAGGTTGAACACGATGGGCGCGATCTGTAGCCGGGTGGTCAAGGCTGCGTGAGGAGGTGCGACGTGCTGACGCTGATTCTGCTTGCCACCCTGGCTGTCCCTCCGCAGGCTCCATGCCTGCCGCAAACAACGCTCCCCGTGGTGGACGATACGCCACAGGTGCAGCCCGCTCCGGTCGTGGTCGAGCCTGTTCCGCAGGTGGTCTACCGCCTCGGCTCGCTGCCGACAAACTTCACGCCGCCCAACCCGGCGGCTTACAACCCGCTACCGTATTACTCGCCGACGTACACCTATCCGGTCGTCGGCGGATACTCAGCCCCGGCATACTGTCTGCCGGGACGCTGACGGTGAATCCAACGGGGGCAGTTGCCCCCAATCTCAAGGAGTGATTCCATGCCTTACAAGTACCTCCCAGACCAGCTCGATGCGGACGCGGTCAATGTCCTCATCGCGATCATCGGTGGCGGCGTTCCGCTCTCGGATACTGTCGATGCCGCCTACCACGTCGGCGGCTTCGCGTTGGCGAAGATCGTGCCCGAGACGCCGAAAGTGGGAGCGGCTTCTCTGTCCGACAAGGAGCAGGTTGAACTTCTCATCCGGCTTCGCAACCACTACGCCGGCGAACCGTTCCTGGTCGCTGCCGTCGAGATCCCCTGGGCACTGGTCTGGATGGTCGTTCAGCAGATCATCAACAAGTACCTTCAGGGCTAATCCACTCCCCTGCCGGGTGGGTTTGCCTGCCCGGTCCCCTCTTGGAGATCCTCGATGGAATGGATTACCCTGGTGACCGTGATTCTGGATCTACTCCGTCCGATCCTGCAAGCCTGGCTGGAGAACCTGCTCAAGCGGGCTGCCGTGGATCTGGACAAGGGCGTAACGGGGCCAGTGCATTACGACCCGGAGACGGCGGAACGGCGCGTCTGGGATGTGGCAAGTGCGTTGCTCGAAGCGGACGCGGGCGAGCTATCCTGGTGGAACTGGCTCGGCAAATGGCGAGACGCTCAGAGGCGGCGATACTTCGAGGCGGCTCGACGGGCTGCCCTGGCACGCGAAGGGCAGTTGTATCAGGCTGCCTACTACCCCTCCTGTTATCCCCCTCCCCCGCTGTCGTCCGACGAGATTCGAGCCATCGAACAGGAGGGTTGAGACGTGGGCGAGTCCTGGGTAATCCTGCTGGCGTGGGGTGCGGTCTACTCCGCTGGCGACCTGCCTCCCGGCGTGCAGGAGCGACCGGGATTCGACCTTGCCGTTCGTGCCATCGCCGTGCGGGAGGAGTGGATCGTGCAGGGGCAGGACTGCTCGCTCTGCTCGGCACGTGCGGCGCGCTTTGACTGCGAGGGGATGCCGCCGCTGTGGGTGTTCGCCGTGCTACCGTCGAGGAACTGGATCGACAGCCAACGGCGATTCGCTCAAGGACACCTCGACTGGCTCGATGACCAGATCGCACTGACGCCACCAGGCGGACGCAGGAACGATCTGGAGGACTGGCGCGAGGAAGCGGCGAGACTGGATCGGCTGTACGAGTGGGTTGCATCGGCTCAACTCCAGATCAGCGACCCGCCAGCGGTGGTAGCCGCTCGGCAGGCTCTTGGGCATGTGCGGGATATGATTGGTCGGGACGCTCTGGAGCGTGGAGCGTTGCCGCCGATCGTGCCGCTCTGGAGGTTCCGCCGTGTCCGATGAGTGCTGGTATCTGCTGGAGTCGGTCGGCGTGGCGTTCCGGTTGGCGTGTGTCGCAATCCTCGCATCGCTTGCCGTGGCGGCTCTGGTGGATGCGTTGACGGACCCTGGCGACGTGGATGAATGAGAAAAGCCCCGGATAACCTCCGGGGCTTGTTGCGTTGTCAGAACCGGGACGAGTACGGATGGCCTCGCACTCGTCGCATCTTTTCAGCCTTCAGTTCAGCGATCAGCCGTTCGCCTTCCGCCTCGGCTTCTTCGCGGGTGTCAAACGCTCCGCGACACTGCCAATTCGAGGCGATCGCCCCATCGCCTTCGAGGTTTCCGCAACTCTCGAAAACGAACACGTCGCATTCGTTCGCTGCGACACAGCAATACAGGTCGAGAATCCACATCGTCTCAATCCTCCTCGTTGTGCCGCTCGCCACCGTTAGGAGGTGGCGAGCGGCGAAGTTCCGGTTTTAGAACTGGAAAACCAGTCTCCAGTTGCGACTGTCTTCCAGGTAGTCAACCGTGATGGCTGTCTCGTCGGGGGTAACTGACAAGATCCTCCCCCGCACCACCTCGGCGGCTTGCTCTGGGGACAGCCTTTCACGGTCGCCCATGCCCGACACCCTGGTCGGGCTGACGCCCTCTTCCTCGATGGCGTCGGCGAGGATGGCGGCGGCGTCCTGCCGATCCTCTATGTACACCGGGAGTTCGTCTGGCTGGTGAAGCCATCGCAGCAGTTTTTCGGTGTTGCTCATCGCGTCTCCTTCGTTGGACGGCAACTCTCGTCGTATCCTCGGCACGGCTCGCGATGGAGCCGGCGAGCCTCGGCTTGCTGCTGCGGTGTCATCTGCCGCCACAGGGCACGGGCGAGCGACACGCCAACGCTGTCGCTCTGGTCGATGTCGAAGTATTCACGGATCAGGTCCATCGTCGTTCCTCCAGGTAAGCCCTGCGATCGCGGGGCGGGTGGTGGTGTGGTCAGTTGCGATCAAAACCTTGTTCTAACTCGGCTTCGGCTTCGTCCCACCAGCCGCGCATCTCGGCAAGCTCGGCTTCAACCTGTCCCTCGGTCTGGCAAAGAACGTCCAGACCAATGCCATCACTCAGGCGGACAGAGCCATCCTCGATGCTCGCTACGATGCCGTTGCATCCTTCGTCGAGTCCGAGCTCCTCGATTCGCTGCTCGGCGTAGGCGAGCAGATTCTCGGTCGTGTTGCACTGGCTCATGTTCCTTCTCCTTGTTCTTGCTTCTCTCGGTCTCAGTCCCACCGCCGGCATCGAACCGGGGTCATCCTCTGCGGTGGGTGTGCGGGGTGCTTGGTCAAGAGTGCTTCATTGCGTGCCGAATACGCCGAGCGGCATTTCGCGCAGCCTTGACAGTGCCGGCGATGGCACGAGTGCCATCGAATCCGCTCGACTGGTCCGCCATCGCCGGCAACTGCTCCTCCAGACGGTAGAGCAGGTCGCGGTTGACGTGGTCGTGAGGTGACAGAATCAGAATTTTGGTCGCCTTTCTGTCTCCATCGGGCAGCAGTCGCGGCATATCTTTGACAGTCAGGAGTGTTTCCGGCTCGTCGATTTCATCAGACGTCCAGTGATCCACCAGGGCACCGAGCGCCCAATCAACCTGATCCGCTTGCTGAAGAGTTAGCTTTACTTTCCGGCTCATGATCCTTCTCCTTGCTTGCTTCTCGATCTCATTCCCACCGCCGGCATCGAACCGGGGCCATCCTCTGCGGTGGGTGTGCGGGTCAGTCGGCGTAGTATTCGGCGAGGAATTCCTCGCGGCTCCACGTCTCCACGTCCTGACCGTTCTCCACCTTGATAACCCGCACCTCACAGCCCATGTCGTCGGGGGTGAGCGGCTGGCCAACGACCTCGACAGCCTCGCTGATCGTGGCTGCGATCGGCCGCGAACGGTCGAACGGCCGGAAGGTTCGCGGGGTGTTGGCAGTGCTGGCTTTCTCGACTCGGTACTGGCTCATGATCCTTCTCCTCTTCTCTCGGGTTCTCGGTCTCATTCCCACCGCCGGCATCGAACCGGGGTCATCCTCTGCGGTGGGTAGCGGGCGGGTCAGTCGGACGCCATCTCGTGGATGACGTATCCGTCATTTCCTTCGGTCACCGCAACCTCGCGGCGGTCGCTGAAACTGTAGCCGTGAGTATCAAGCTCTTGCTCCAGTTCGGCCGCATTGTCCGCCTCGCATACGACGTTCAGCGCGTCGTATGCCGTGCATACCTTGATGTCCTGCCATGCCTGGTAGGCGTCACCATGCACGCGAAAAGCAACCTGGCTCATGATCTTTCTCCTTAGATTGCGGCTCGAAATGCCGCGACCAGTTCGGGCAGGCGATCCCATCCGCGATAGGCGGTGTCCGTCCGCTCGAACCTGTGATACTGGCGAAAATCGAAGTCAGCAAGGTCGCTCTCACCAAAGACAACCTCGGCTGCGTAGGCATCGCAAAACTGGTCCGCCGTGACATCAATCCACTTGCCATCCAACTTTGCGAGAACGTGTGGTTCGCCGTCCACTTTGCACGTCCAGATTTCGGCGTCAGCGTAGACGCTGCGAATGGCGAGAGCGGCAGCGATGCAGGCGTCTTTCGGCGAGCCGTAAACATCGAGCACCGCAACGCGGAGAGCGGTCGCGATTTGCTTGAGGTTCCGGCTCATCTCAGTCTCCTTGTCTGTGTGCTTCGATTTACCTTACACCTTTAATATACTCCCGAGTTCGTAAGTAGTCAATGCTACGCACGAAAAAATGTAGGAATTATTTTCGGATGCGTGATATACTGCTAGAGAGGAGGTGAAGCATGGCATTTGGCGAACGATTGAAAGCCGCTCGGATTCGAGCCGGGCTAAGTGTGTACGAGTTGTCCGCGCGAACCGGAGTGAGCCAGTCGGCAATCTCGGGGTACGAGTCGGGAGAGCGGCAGCCGCTGTTGCCGACCGCTCAATTGCTGGCGGCTGGCGTGGGTGAGTACCTGGAGGACCTTGCCGGTCCGCTCCCCGAGCTGCCCGAGTACACACCACCGCGCCGGGGGCGACGACCAAAGGAGGAAAATGACACTGTTCCCCAGGGGCACGCGACATAATCCGATGGCGTGATTTTCCGACGTTTAGCGTGCGATTTTTCCGATTCTTCGCATTTGTGAAAATCGGCGTAAAGTGTTACTGTAGAAGTGATTGGATTCGTTCCTTTGGCACGCAGCATGTGCCGCGTTTACAGCGGACATCAGCGTGGCCATGGCGACTGCTGTCGCGGACACGGCCGTCGTCACCGGCAGTGCCGGGATGCCGACGGCTATTTCAGCCGCCGTCTTAAAATCGCCACGGCAGGCGTGACCTACCGCGTTTGCCGTCGCGGTCGTGACTTCGGCAGCCGTTCGGACGACGACGCAGCCAAGAAAGATACTGATGATCGTGTTCATTGCTTTTCTCCGAACTAGCCCAGGCGTTTGTCGTACAGCGAAGTGCTGGCGATCTGGCCTGAGCAATTCCCCCTGCTCGGATTCGAACCGAGTAACCATTTCGCTTCACACCTACAAGGTGTAAACCTAATCAAGGGGCAACCCAGGGAAGCTCGGAGGCGAGCTTTCCTGGGTTAGTTGATCGGGGTATACCGCTCACGCGGCTCCCGGGGCATTTCCCGCTCCCGTCTCATGGACGGACCCTTGAGGGGTGTCTTTGGCCCGGTATAGGGCAGTAAGACATCCCACAGGCCGTGCTTCATACTGTCGAGCAAACCTGCGTGGGTGCACGCCCACTTCGCACCTGTTCGTCTTTCGACGAACACTACTCCATTACCCGCGATCTCCCGGTGGCTCTGTGCCACCGGAACCAAAACTCCTCGTTCGATCAGCGAGAGGAGGCGGCGAAATCGACGAACTACCGACGACTCGAACCGCCGGTCCTTCATGGTCCGACTAATCCACTTGATTGCCTGTTTCACGGACTTCTCCTGTTTCGCCCTACCGGGGCTCATCGGTGCGGTGAGAATCAACCGCAGACAGGAACCCCTCCGAAGAGGGGTGTTAAAGCCAAACTCAACTACTCCCTCCCCAAAAGGGCGGTGACCGCCGCACACAGCACTGTGCGACGATAACTCCACACGAATGGACACGCCAACAAGGCGTCCCACTCCGGAACGAGGAACTGGAGCAATCCTTGCTCCAGCTGCCCCACGCGGCTGTCATACGTACGACAGCCGTCCAGTTGGCTTTCCGATGCCTCCCCCTGGTAAGGGGGAGCTCGTTCCAGCCTTCTGTTGTAAAGTATGATCCGCTCTTCGCGGATTCCTAACGGCGTTGGCCACCTGGCACAGACCAGGTAGGCTCCGACGCCGCCGCCCTTGGTTTCCACAAGAAGCCGCCAGCCAGCGGCAGCCTCCTTGGGAAGGGAATGTACAACCCGTTCAGCGTCTGACGCCGAGCGGGTCGTACACCACTGAAAGATAGCCGAAGTGGCTGCCTCCAGTTCGGGCATGACTCGGACCACAATGCGTGTTCCAGTCTTGATTCTCTTGAATGGGGTTCAAGAGGTCGCAGGTTCGAATCCTGTCAGCCCGATAGACGCAAGCCTAGGTATATCCTAGGCTTGCGTCGTTTCATGTCCAGACGCCTATTCTTATGCAACTGGTACCCTGGGGACCAGCGACCTACCTACCGTGCTACCCCTCTCCGACCACAAAACGCCGTAGAATGCTGGGGTGATCACATCCTACGTCGGCAAACGGCCCCACAATCGACACAGCGATATGTGGGGCCGATCATGGCCTGAACGAACATCACAGGGACCACGATCAGGAAGTAAAGGCCGCAGGTAAGCAGACACATCGCAGCGTGAAATTTACCGTCGATCGGATTGGCAACTGCCCGCACACGACGTTCGCAGTGCGGACAGAAACGGCTATCTTGTAGTTGGCTCACTTCTCGTGTTCCTCTTTTGCTGCGTAGTGGGCCGGGTCGAACCCCTGCGAGCGGAGGAATTCCGCCAGAGCATGAGCGACGGCGTTGGTTGTTGTAGGCATCACCTTCTGAGACTCCATCCACGCCTCGAAAGCTGCGTAGATCTGTGCGTCAATGCGGACGTTCAGGTTTTTGTGTGGGGACCGCTCCGGTTGCGGTGCCCCCTTGCTTCGGCGTTTTGCCACGGCATTCATTCCCTCGTTGATGTGGCGACGACCGGCCATTTTATCCGCTCCTTGCGTGACACTGCAACACGATGGTTTGTTCACCTGTAATATTGTACCACAAAATCATCTTGGCGTGTATTTGCGTTATTTTTATTCTTAGTGTTGCTTTGGCGTGTAGTGGCGTGTATATTAAAGGTGTAAGGTGAATCGAACGCCAAACGGAGCCAAGACAATGTTCACCGCAATCCTGATCGCTGTCGCCCTGATCGCTGCCTTCCCGATGGGCCTGAAGCTAGCCAAGTGGATCGACGGGGACGCCGGTTTGATCATCACCCGCAGCCGCGAGCTGATGGGCCAGGGCTACAGCCGCGACCAGGCCGAGGAGATGGCAGCGAACGAACTGCTCAACCGCTAACCAATCCCAACACCAACACCCAAACGGAGTGCCTGCCATGGACGTCGCGGAACTGAAGAAACTGTGTCGCCAGCGAATCGAGTTCCAGGCGGACGCAATCGCCGTGTTCTGCCTGCGGTGGGTCGCCCCGGTTGCCTACATGCTGTCGTGACCGAATAATCCGCAGCCACGCGGAGCCGCCGGGAAGGCGTGGACGACCCCAACGAGCCAGGAGAGCGACGGGGAGCCAGTTCGAGTCTGGGCGTGGCAATGAAACCGATACTACCGCACCTCGACAACGTGGCACGTCGCCACTGACGCCGAAGGTGCGCGCACAGGAGATAGTGACCATGCAAGACGTTTGCATCTACGATCCCGTCCCGGTCAAGGAGATCGACGCGACCGAGCTGTCGATCGAGACAATCGCCCTGAGACTGCTGCCAGCCATCATGCTGCGACGGCTGGACGTCCATCCGCTCATCACGGGCCGGGAGGCGTGCCACCAGGCGTTCGCCCTGGCTGAAGCGTTTCTGGCTGTCGCACAGGAAAGAAAGGAGCCATGAGGGTGAAGAGATCCAACGTGCGGCCTGGTCGTGGCAAGGAGTTGAGGCCCAAGAAACGCGACACCAGGTCCAGGCAGCCGACGCCGTGCCGTCACTGCGGCCTACCAGGCAGACGGCCCAAGGGGTTGTGCTGGAAATGCTTCAGCGATCCCCAGATCAACGAGCAATATCAGTCCCTGAGCAAATACCACCCAACCGCCGAGAAGGACTTTGCCGGACCTGCACCGCTCGGGGAGCCGACCGACGCTCTGCCGGGGACGGAAGAAAAGATGCTCGCCATGGAGGACAGGGCGAGGCGAGGACTCGCGATATTCCATCCGGCTGACGCAGGCCGGGGAATTGACGACGCGACCGAACGACAACTGCGAGCACTCGGGATGTTCCAAGTGCCTGAATCAGATGACCCATACGAGGACGATCAATGACACACAATTTGCCCGCAAGCATCGAGTCGGCCACATCCGCACTGGGTGCTCTGGCTGACCACACGACCGAGATTGCGGACGTCCTGGCCATGGCCTTTGGCCTGCCGTTTGCGCAGGTCGCACCTGCGGACCGCCGATACGGCACTGTCACGGCGAACGTCGAACGCCTGGCCGGATCGCTCGACGCGATCGCCAAGACAGCGGAGGCCGCATCATCTCGCCTGCTCGGACTGGCTCGCCCGGTCCAGCTCGATCCCAGACCGGAGCCGTGCCAGTGCCAACCGGCTGCCGAGACGCTCACCGTCCCGGCCGAAGCAATCGAATACGACGAGCCAGAGGCATCACCCACCCTGCGAAAGCTCTGGGCCGGGGTGGCGAACTGGGGAGCCAGCGAGTACGACGCCTGCTGTGACCCATCCTGCAAGGAGTACGACGACGAGGATGACGAGGAGAAGACCGACGACGGCCTTCCGCCCGTCCCTGACCCCAGTGAGTCAGTGATTCATCGCGACCATATCCCACCGGCCTCACCGGCCGCTTTGCCAGAGATCGAGGAGCCAGGCGGGCCGAAAAGAAGACCCCGCAATCGCGGTAAGGCGAAGCGCAAGTAGCCACTGATTTTCGGGCCGGTCACACGCGACCGGCTCCATTCCCCACAACCCAGACCATGCGAGGCTGCCATGCTGGACCGCCTGCTGACTCTCCGCGCCGTCGCTCGCCTGCTGGCCGTCACACGGGCCACGCTCAGGGAGTGGCTCGCCAGGGGCGATTTTCCCGCCCCCGTCATCCTTCACGATGGCGTCCGACGCTGGCGATCGTCAGCCGTAACGGCATGGCTGGCGGCCCTGTCAAGACCTCGAAAGGCCAACCTGCCACCGCTCGCCGAGGAGATCCTCCAGGTGCTGACCGAGGCCGAGGGCCTCTGGATGGTGGCGTCTGAGGTCGCCGGCCAGGTGGGCGGCGATGCCGACAGCGCAAGTGGCCATTGGAAAAGGATGGTCCGCCTACTTCGCGACGATGGGCTAATCGAAACGCACAAACGCAATGGGATTAGACTTGTGCCCTCCGATGAAGGGCACAAGTAGGGCACATAGGTTTTTGAGATTCGTGGTTATCTTTTCTGAACGCGAAGAGTTGGAAACTTCGGAAAAATTGGAAGGACGACACAATGAGCGTGCGACCGGCAAAGTCAACGGTGTGGCTGTCGCTGGGCGAGATCGCCAATCACTTCAGCGTCACGTCAAGGACAGTCCTGAATTGGGTTCTTGTGGGCACGAAGGATGTGGCTGGATCCCTTCACCGGCTTCAGGCTGTCCGAATCGGCTCCCGGTACTGCGTCAAGCGGCGTTGGCTCCGTGAGTACCTCGCGGCGATGCAGGTGCATCAGTCGGAGCAGCCAGCCGTGGAGGCAGAAGGCAAGAAGCAGAAGCGATTTCAGGCCGAGCAGGAAGCCGTCAAGCGACGGCTCGGAAAGTGAGGCATCCGATGGAGTTCGAGGAAGACGAGCCAGGAGCAGCAAAAGAGCGAGCCGGTCGCCTCCTGGTGGCCCGGCTCAAGCGGGAGGCTATCGTGGACCTGCTCAGTGCGAGAAGGCCGAACGGTGAGCCGCTCAGTGACGTTGCGATCGCGGTGCGGGTGGGGTGTTTGTCGAGCGAGGTGGCGAAGGTTCGGGCGGAAGAAAGGGGGCCTGAAAGAGAATGAATTACGTCGGTTTTCTTCGGAGAAAGGCCCAGATAGACGGCGACCACGGGTTCGAGCCTTTATGGATGCCCGATGCGATGTTCGACTACCAGGCCCACCTCGCGGCGTGGGCTTGCCGCAAGGGACGTGCCGCCACGTTCGCCGATTGCGGCATGGGCAAGACGCTGATCCAACTGGTCTGGGCCGAGAACGTCGTGCGGAAAACAAACGGCAGAGTTCTGGTTCTGACGCCCCTGGCCGTCAGTCCGCAGACGGTGCGGGAAGGGGATCGCTTCGGGATCTCGGTCAAGCGATCGGCCGACGGCAAGAGCCTGCCGGCGTCCGGCATCGTCGTCACGAACTACGAGAAACTCCACCACTTCTCGCCGGGTGATTTCGAGGGCGTGGTGTGCGACGAAAGTTCGATCCTCAAGAACTTCGACGGGGCCACGAAAGCCGCCGTCACGGAGTTCATGCGGACCATCCGCTACCGGCTCCTGTGCACGGCGACGGCCAGCCCGAACGACTACCACGAACTCGGCACGAGCAGCGAGGCTCTCGGATACCTCGGCTACTCGGACATGATCGGGAGGTTCTTCAAGGAGGACGTCATCAAGGACTACCTCGGCTGGGGGCGGAAGACGTATCGCTTTCGCGGCCACGCGGAGGAGCCGTTCTGGCGGTGGGTCTGCTCGTGGGCCAGGGCGTGCCGTAAGCCGTCCGACCTGGGATTTGACGATCGGGGGATGGTCCTTCCCGAACTGATCGAGACGGAGGTGGTCATCCCATCGGCCGAGCCGCTGCCGGGGTTCTTGTTCGCCGGCCTCGCCAGGACGTTGCAGGAGCAGCGTGACGAACGCCGGGCGAGCCTGCGGCAGCGGTGCGAGAAGGCCGCCGAGATCGTGGCCGCACACAAGGGGTTCTCGGTCGTCTGGTGCCACCTCAACCCCGAAGGCGACATGCTGGAGAAGATCATCCCGAACGCCGTGCAAATCAGCGGGGGAATGAGCGACGAGAAGAAAGAGGAGCGGCTCGCGGCGTTCGCGGCCGGGCAGATCCCCGTGCTGGTCACGAAGCCGAAAATCGGATGTTTCGGCCTCAACTGGCAGCACTGCCATAACGTCGTAACTTTCGCCTCGCACAGCTTCGAGCAGTATTACCAGTCGGTTCGGCGTTGCTGGCGGTTCGGCCAGAAGCACCCCGTCAAAGTGTCGGTCGTCTCGACGGAAGGGGAGGCCGGCATCCTCGCAAACCTACGCCGGAAAGCCGACGCTGCCGAGCGTATGTTCGCGGCCATGACGCGGCACATGACCGAAGCGATGGAGATCGACCACCGCCGCTATTTCACCCAGACCGAGGAGGTTCCTTCGTGGCTGTCACAGAGCAAGTAATCACCAATAATTACGCCCTCTACAACGGCGACTCGTGCGAGGTGCTGGCGTCCCTGCCGAGCGAGTCCGTCCACCTCTCGATCTACTCGCCGCCGTTCGCGGCGGACGGGGCGGGGTGCCTGTACCACTACAGCAGCAGCGACCGCGACCTGTCGAACTGCCGCAGCAACGACGAGTTCTTCGAGCATTACGGGTTCATCGTCGAGCAGATCCACCGGCTAACGCTGCCGGGCCGGCTGTCGGCGGTGCATTGCATGGACGTCCCGCGCAAGAGCAGTCCGGGCGGGTTGATGGACTTCCCAGGAGACATCATCCGCCTGCACGAGCGGCTCGGGTTCCGGTTCTGGGCACGGCACATGATCTGGAAGGAGCCTCTCGCCGTGCGGCTCAGGACGATGGCGAGAGGATTGGCCCACAAGCAGATCGTTGACGACGCGAGCCTGTGCGACGTGGCGAGCGCGGATCAATTGCTGATCTTCCGCAAGAACGGAACCAACCCCTTGCCGGTCGTTCACCCCGACGGGCTGTCCGAGTACGCCGGGTCGCGGGAGATGCCGGCCGAGGCCGCCGAGCGGAAGGGGTGGAAGGGCAAGCAACGCGAGAACAGCTACTCCCACTGGATCTGGCGACAGTACGCCTCTTCGTTCTGGGACGACATACGCATCGAGCGGACCCTGCCGTACAAGGACGCGGGAGAGCCGGACGACGAGAGACACATGCACCCGCTCCAGCTCGACGTTATCGAGCGAATCCTGGCTCTGCGTTCGCTCGCTGGCGAGACGGTCCTCACGCCGTTCATGGGCGTTGGGAGCGAAGCCTACGGGGCCGTGCTGAACGGCCGGAAGGCGATCGGCATCGAACTGAAGGCGACGTACTACCGCCAGGCAGTCCTCAACCTGGCCGAAGCGGCGAAGGGAATCAAGCGTGAGGGCACCTTGTTCGACGCACTGGAAGCGTTAGGGATCCCGAACGAAAAGGAGCAGGAATGACAGGATCAGAACACCCGGTGCCGCCAGCGTCACTCAAGAAATTCCCGGCCGAGGAACGGCCCGGCGACTGGCTGATTGGCGGTTGGCGGGTTCGATTCCTGCCCGGCACTATCGAGATGCTCAGGGAGTTTCAGGCACCGAAGGAGGTAAGGAGTTGAACGGCAACTGCAATCTGACACCGCTGACTGACGAGCAGCGGGAGTTTGCTGCGACCTACTCGTCGCTCGCCAAGTGGGCGACCAAACGGCATGTGTGGGCCATCCGAATCCTGGGTCCGGACGAGGCGTTCAGCCTGGCCCAGGAGGCGTTGATTTACGCTGCACGAGGGTACAGAGACGAGCTTGGTTTTTCTCCGACGACATACGTCGCAAAGGTAATCTTCCGCAAATTGAGCCAGGCCTGTCAGCGTGGCAAGGATCGCAACATTCCGGAGCCTCTTGTTCGCGTTCACAACGGCAAGGAATACATTCCTGAAGAATTGGTTTCACGGGACGAGCCAACGCCGGAATTGGAATCGGACGATATCGCAAGCATCCGCAGTGCGATGCGATTTCTCGGCACAAGGGAGCGGGAGGTTGTCGAGCGGCATTTCCTCGGTGGCGAGTCAATGGGCGAGATCGGGGCATCACTGGGCCTGAGCCGGTCCAGGGTGGGTCAGGTCAAGAGGGATGCCCTTGATCGGCTCAGGCGACGTCTTCGATTGGCCCGCGATGGCGGGGTTTGTGAGGTGCACTCGTGAAAAGAAAGAGGCAGCCCAGGACGCCCCGCGCGCCAAGGGCCTGGAGGCTTCACGGGTGTGGCTGCTTGAACGCGAATCGAACAATGGCAAAAAGTCCGCCTGGCAGCACCAGCAGGAACGCAATCTGCGATATGTCGCGCTGACACGAAGCAAGCAATTTCTCGGACTGGTCAATCCCAACTAAGTGAGGTGAGAGATGAGTAATCCGTGGGAACTGAAACCATCGACGGGCGGCGAAGCCCCTCCGGCGATCGAGGCCGACAACTATCCTGCCGTGCTGATCTGCCTGGTCGATCTGGGCACGCAGGAGAACGACTACAAGGGAGTGATCGGCTATCGGCGTGAGATCTTCCTTGCGTGGGAGATTCCCAGCGTGGAGGGATCTCCGGTCCTGGGCCGTGCGTTCTCGGCCAACCTCAACGCCAAGAGCAACCTGGCCAAGTGGCTGGCGGCCCTGTCCAAGGAGGGCAAGGTGCCAACCGAAGGCGTCAACCTGCTGGACCTGCTCGGCAAGCCGTGCCTGCTCCAGGTGTCGGCTCACTCGAAGAAAACCGACAACGGCGAGCGGACCTACAACTCGCTCGACTCAGCCTCGCGGCTGCCGAAGGGCATGCCCACCCCTCTGCCCAAGCGCAAGCCACTGGTCGTCAACCTCGACGACCAGGACATCCCCGACTGGCTCCCGCGCAGCTACGGCAGACTGCTGTCAGAGATCCGGTCGGAGTGCGCCGAGAAGCATTCGACGACGATGTCCAAGTTCGAGGCGTGGAAGAAAGCCCCGAGAAAGCCGGCCGGCGGGCCTGGAGGCAATGGCCGACCTCATGCGGTCGATAGCGTGGAGCCGAACGAGGACGACGAAATCCCCTTTTGAGGTCTGCCGTGACAGCGAATCCGTGGCTGATACCCGGACCCGGCAGGGTTCCGGATTTGAACATCGTCCGGCAGGCCCTGGGCCTGCTGGCCGATCCCTCGGCCGGCATCCAGGTGACCTGTGCCCCTGCATGGTCGTTTGCCACCTTTACAGGGGCCGAAGGAATCGAGGGGGCCGCAGCCTGGGTAGCTGCGCACGGAGACTCGCAGGGCATTTACTATGCGCTGAATCCAGTCGGCACGTTGCTGTCGACGAGGTGCAAGAACGCCGACGCACTGCGTCGGCGTTGGCTCCTGATCGACGTGGATCGCGTCAAGACGGACGACAACAAGCACCTCTCGGCTGACCACAGGGAGCATGCCGACGCCCTGTGGCTGGCCGAGGAGGTGAGGGAACACCTGCACGGCCTCGGCTGGCCGGAACCGGGGCTGCACCTCGACAGTGGCAACGGTGCCCACCTGCTGTACCGCATCGACTGGCCGAATGACGCCGAGTCGCAGAAGGTGATTGCGGCCTTCCTCAAGGGTCTGGCTGCACAGTTTGACGGCCCACGCGGCGAACTGGACAGGTCGGTACACGATGCTCGACGGGTGAGCAAACTCCCTGGGACGTGGGCAAGAAAGGGACCGTCATCGGCCGAGAGGCCGCATCGGATGGCCGCCATCCTGGGGCACGACAGCGACCCAGGGCTTGTATCGATGGATATGGTCCGGATCGCGACACCAAACAGCAAGGAGGCTGCCCCCACGACCTTGCTGCCAGTGCCGCAGGCCCGGACGCCGTGGGTTCTGGTCCCGCCATCAAGCGAGGACACAGCCGAGAAGGCATGGGCTCGCCAGGCTCTTGCCGGCGAATGCGAGCGGATGCGAACGGCGAAACCCGGAAGCCTCAACAGTCAATTATTTCGTAGCGCCGCAGCGCTGGGAAACCTGATCTCTGGCGGGCTGCTGTACCACGAGGACGTTATCGATGCCCTGCTTGAGGCGGGCGAGCAGGCGGGCTGCGACAACCCAAAGAAGGATCGCGCCACGGTGGAGCGGGGGATTGAGGTCGGGAAACTGACGCCAAGAAAGCCGCAACCTCGGCAGCAGATGATGCAATCGCCTCCATCCGTGCAGCCCGCACCCCAGGCCGACAGGAAGGGGCACCCTGTTGCCCAGGACGCCATCTCAAGAGCGGCAGGCATAGCTACCTCGGGGTCTCCCCTGATCGTTCCGCTGCCAACGATCATGTCCAGCCACTACCCGGAGCCGAGATACGCGGTCCAGGGGATTGTGAGCGAGGGGCTCAATCTGCTCGTCGGAAAGCCCAAGCTGGGCAAATCATGGCTGGCCCTCAACCTCGCCATCACGATCGCGGCGGGCGGAGTGGCACTGGGAAATGTGCCGGTCACGGCTGGACCTGTCCTGTACCTGGCGCTCGAGGATCGGTTTCGGCGAGTCCAGTCGAGATCGAAAATGGTCCTGGGCGGACTCGCAATGGAAGCCTCAGAAGGTCTGCACGTTGCCGTCGATTGGCCCCGGCTGGATGCCGGCGGGCTGGACCACCTCTGCGACTGGATTGAGAGCCAGGGCTGTACCGAGGAGGACGGCAAGCGGATGTCGGCGGCCCGGCTGATCATCATCGACGTCTGGGCCAAGTTCCGGCCCATCCAGAACGGCAGTCGGGCGAGCGCCTACGACGTGGACTATGCCCACATGACCGCGCTAAAGAACGTCCTCGACTACTACGGCACGTCAGCCCTGGTACTGCATCACACACGAAAGGCGGCAGCAGCCGACGCAATGGACGAGGTGTCAGGCACAGCAGGCATCGCAGGATGCGCGGACGGTGTCGCAGTCCTGACCAGGGCTCGCATGCAGGAGGGGGCCGAGATGGAGGCCGAACTCCTCGTGATGCCACGCGACCACGAGGAGCAAAAGCTCGCCCTGGTCGTGGACCAGAAAACATGGGTCTGGACCTCGCAGGGCAAGACCTCGGACAGGGCCGAGGGGAAGGTGACTGGGGCCGTGCTACGGGTCATGGCTGCCAATGCCGGCCTGACCCTCAGCACCAGGACAATCATGGACTCCCTCCAGGCCGAGCCGAAGCCAAGCCTCTCGTATCTGCGGAACGTCCTGGGCCGACTGACGGATGGAGACAAGATTGAGCGTGTCCGTGACGGCTACTATCGCCTCCCGGTGACCGAATCGCCCTTCTAGCACAAAATATGGTGCGCTGGTGCGCCCAGACAGAGCAGGAGACTGAACATGCCTGACAACAACGACTTGCGATCGACGACAGGGGCGCACCATTGGGGCGCACCATCCGGACTGGTGATGGTGCGCTGGTGCGCCTTTCATCACAAAACCGGTGAACACTCATACAGCGCACCAGCGCACCACGCGCACCAGGCGCACCAGGCGCACCAGGCGCACCATTGATTCGGCACAACACAGATGACACGGAAGAATGGAGTGACGATGACTGAGAAACCAACGCCTGTGGACCTCTCTCGGGATCTGAAAGCCGACCTCAATCTTGCCCGGAGCATGCACCAGAAAGGATTGCTCTCCGACTGGCATCTGGAGGCACTGGCTGCTGCCGTGAGGCGTGCTCTGTGGGCTGAGGAGGCCACGGCCCAGGTTGCCCGAGAGGAGGCAATGCGGGATGACTGACGCTGCTGTACTACTGCTGCACCAGCTCGAAGGCGAGGGGCTGCACCTGCGAGTCTGGGCAGACGGAATGCTCGGCGTCAGCCCCTCGGATCGACTGAGCCTGGAGCAGCAGCAGGGAATCAGGAGGCACAAGGCCGAGTTGCTGGCCTTGCTCGCTGCGAGGACGCAGGTAGAGAGGATCTGGCCTCTGGCATCACGACCGGACAGCGAGCAGCCCCAGAGGGCAGCCAACGAGGCCCACGACCTGGGCGACCTCCTGGCCTGGTGGGAGCAGGCCAGGCCAGCCATGATCCCGCCGATCACTCTGGCAATGGGTGTCGTCCTGACAGACCTCGACACGTTCGCCAGGTGGTTGGGGTCGGCAAGCAAGGTTCAGGTGCGCGAACAGTTGCGATGGCTTAGGAAATCGGTGGAGGGGAAGGTGTGATATGGCCGGGTTTCCACCATGCAAGTTGTGCGGGAAAGGTGACCGGGCGACGGCATCGATCCGTTGTGGCAGCGTCGAGACGAAATCAGGCCCAGTGGCCATGTATACCCGCATGTGCCAGCAATGCCTCGAACATCTCATCGGGCCAGTGCTGGCGTTCAGGTTGGGGCAGAGGGAGATATGCGGAATCGGCAACCACCATTGCGTCGAGGAGCCGAGCCCGTGGCAAGAGGTCGCGGTGAGGGCATTAGAGGATGGCACTACCGAGCACCCAGAGGAGTCCTGTTATGGCTGAAGAAGTGGTGATAGAGGAACACGCCTACCCGACGCCAGGCTCGCTCTGGCGTCATTTCCGAGGTGGCCTTTATCGGGTCGTCTGCGTCGCCGTCCGCGAACACGACCACCGAGAACAGGTGGTGTACGAGCCGGCCGATGGTGCAGGCCCGGTATGGGTTCGCGACCTGCTCCAGTGGAACATGAAGGTCACGCCGAAGGAGGGCGAGAAGGTGCCGCGGTTCTCGCCAGTCGGGGAGCCGCAACCCGACCGCGTCGAATTCGTGGACAGCAACCCATGCGGCCGTCCGATCGAAGACCGCGGGCCTGAGTATTGAGGGGAGCCATGCCAATGAAGAGTGCCACAATCGAGATCCCAATGCCGCCCTCGGTCAACCGACTGTGGCAAGTGGGGAAGCGGGATGAGAAAACCAGCGGCATCATTTGCCAGGAGCATTACCGGCAATGGCTTGCTCTGGCTGTTCCGCTCATGCGAATCGGGCTTCCCGTATTCGCAAGCCCTGTAAGGGTCACAATCACCATTCGTGGTGGGAGAGGGTGGAGGCCCAATCGAGACATCGGCAACACGGACAAGGCGACACTCGACGCCCTGGTGCACGCCCGCAGGATACCGGACGACAACTGCCAGCACGTTGTCCACGAAGAGATCGTCTACCTGCTGCCAGTCCCAGGGATGCCAGCCTGCTGCTGGCTCACGGTGCGAGAGGTGGACATCAAGGACTACACCATCAACGAGGTGGACCAATGACGCAGACGGATAGACAACTGTTGTTGGACGTCGCTGATGGCGACATGTCAGCAGCCCTGGCGTTCCTTGACAGACTTGAGGAGACCGGCGACACTCGTTTGAACGACACAAGGAGAGTCATCGGCAAACTGATCAACGGCGTCCTCGATACCTGGCAAGACAAAGATTGCGACGACAGCGAAGCAAGGATCTACCTGGCGTCTGAGCGGACGGGTCTTCTTGACCAGGCCAGGCATGATTTGTTTGAACTGTTCTGGTGCGAACTAATGGATTGCAAAGACGTCGCACTGGTGGGCCAGCAACTGGCCGAGTCAGCCCGCCTCCTCAATGGACCGTTCGAGGATGACAGGCAAGAGAACAACTGTTGAGACAATGCTTGGGTCCTTCCCAGACCCTGCGGGAATGCGAC